CTACGGAAAAGTGGTGTCAAGAGCGTGCGATCTACCTATCGCTTATGGAGTCTGTCAAGATTGCTGACGGACAAGATTCCAAACGCGATAAAGGCGCTATTCCGTCCATTCTTTCGGAGGCTCTTGGGGTCTCGTTCGACTCCCATGTAGGACATGATTATGTGTCTGATGCTCAGGCACGATTTGATTTCTATCATAGGAAGGAAGACAAGATTCCATTCAACCTCGCGATGTTTGATAAGATTACTAAAGGTGGTCTGGTCAACAAATCATTGAACATTGCTCTTGCTGGCACAGGTGTCGGTAAGTCTTTGTTCATGTGTCATCTCGCCAGTAGTGTTCTCCTGCAAGGGAAGAATGTTTTGTACATCACTATGGAGATGGCAGAAGAAAAGATTGCTGAGAGGATTGATGCAAACCTTTTGAACATCCCTATCCAGCAACTTAGTGATCTTCCTAAAGTTATGTTCGATAAGAAGATTGCAAAACTTTCTAAGACAACTCAGGGCAAACTTATAATTAAAGAGTATCCAACAGCATCGGCACATGTCGGTCATTTTAAATCTCTTCTTAGTGATCTTGCTCTTAAGCGGTCTTTTAAACCCGATATTATCTTTGTGGATTACCTCAATATATGTGCTTCCGAGAGATATCGCGGGGCGGTTGTCAATTCGTATACTTATGTCAAGGCAATCGCAGAAGAACTCAGGGGACTTGCCTGTGAGTGTGCTGTGCCTATTGTCTCTGCTACGCAGACCACTCGTTCAGGTTATGGCAGCACTGATGTTGACCTCACTGACACTTCTGAATCCTTTGGTCTCCCTGCTACTGCTGATCTTATGTTTGCCCTTATTTCTACCGAGGAATTAGAAGGCATGAATCAGATCATGGTGAAGCAGTTGAAGAATAGATACAATGATCCGACAATGAATAAGAGATTCTGTATCGGCATTGACAGAGCAAAGATGAGACTGTATGATGTAGAAGATTCTGCTCAGGAGGACATCGTTGACTCTGGACAAGAACAAGAAAAAGTGGATCTAGTCAAAAGATTCACTGCTAAAAAATCGTTTAATGAATTAAAGTATGATTGACCCTAACAAGTATTTGGAGTTCGTAGATGAAGTCACGTCTGTCCAAAGTAAAGACAACGAAGCATTCGTTTATCGTGTTCAAGAGTTGCAAGGTGCGGGATTTCCTCCCGAGCGATTGCTTACTGCTGCTGTAGGAATGAGTGCTGAAGCAGGTGAGTTCACTGAAATTGTGAAGAAGATTGTATTCCAAGGTAAACCTGTCAATGAAGAGAATCTGTTTCACCTGAAGCGTGAACTAGGTGACATCATGTGGTATGTTGCTCAAGCATGTATGGGTCTTGGTGTGACTTTCGATGAAATCCTTGAGATGAATGTAGACAAACTTTCTGCTCGTTATCCTGCAGGCACATTTGATGTTTATTATTCTGAAAATAGGAAGGAAGGTGACCTTTGATTAAGGTATTTGAGAACTTTCTACCAGAAGATGAGTTCAAGACATTCCAAGACTTTGTGGCAGGAGATATCTTCCCTTGGTTTTGGAATCCTTCTATAACTTATCAGTCACAGATGGACTTAGGACAGTTCACACATACCTTTTATTGTCAGAATCGTGGTAGCACTAGTGATGGTTATCCTGCACTAGAACCTTTGCTATCCAAACTCATGGGAAAAGGACCTGATGATAATCTCTATGGAGTTCTCTACAGGGCAAAGGCGAATCTAAACCCAAGACAATCTACAAATGTTCAACTGGGTGATTATCATGCTGACTTTCCTGTACCCTGTGAAACTGCAATATACTATGTGAATACAAATAATGGTTACACAAAGTTTGAAGATGTAAATGATGTGATCTACAGTCAAGAGAATACTTTGGTTGTGTTTCCATCTCAAATTAAACACGTTGGACATGCTTGCACAGATGCAGCAAATCGTATAGTATTAAACCTCAACTACATTACATTCCCATGAACGAAAGAGACAAGGAAATTCAGACTCAGATTTATATTGAGAAACTTTGTTCGTTATTGGATGGAACAGCATCATCTACAACTGTTGTTAATTCCAGAGGAGAAGAATGGAAACGACTCATCATTGAGTATAAAGAATAAATAATATGGAAAGAGCATCTAACGAATAATGGCAGGTTCAAGTACAGAACTATACTCAGAAGTATTAGCACAGATTTGTTTGGCATACTCTATTGATACTAATAAAGCATTAACAAGGGAAGTGCTGATAGACGGTAGTACCCTTAATAAAAAGATCATGAGTTCTATCAAGAATCTCATGATTTTTCATAGTGTAGTAAACCTCAATTCAAAAAGTTTTGTCACTCCTTTTATTGAGTATATTAAAGGAAATGTAAGTGGTAAGTTAAACTGGGTTGATGCACAAGGACGAAATATGTTGGCAGTGAAAAAAAGATTTAACATTAACAAGCAGCATAAGATTTATAATGATAAACTTTTTGGTAGTACACCTTCGGATAATAATCCATACACAGCATTTTTAAAGTCAAAGACGGGTATATCTACAGACAAATGGAACCCTGCTGATATCTGGTCTATGAATTTAGATGGTCGTACAGCACTTAAAAGATTAAACAGGAGAGTTCGAGCAAGATCAAAAGTTTCTTTAGAATATTGTAATCAGTTTCTAGCAGATCAGTTTAGTAAAGGAAACATTATTCCTATTTCATTAAAGAAACCTCAGGCATCTCCTCACATGGAGATCATTAATAGTAATGAGTTTGTATCCAGAGTTACATTAGGAGCAACTAATAATCCTACTGTAGAGTATGATTATAAAAATAAAGATGTGAAGATCAATTTCACTATTGAAACTGTAGAACTTCCTAAAGGTACTAGTGCTAGAAGAGCAAGAGGTAAAACAAACATTTCAGGAACTGTTGTTAGAGGTTCTCAAAAACATATAAGATTGAAGTATCATGTTGACAACAAGAAGGTTGAACTTGAGTATACTCAAACTAGACAACCCTCAAGAGCAGCAGCGAAGATGGGTAACTTGGGGGCAAAGAATTTTCAAAACATTATCAATAACACATCTAGAAGTGGAGTATCTAAACTCAATAGTATTCAGAGAAACTTCAAGGATATTGATCTTAAAACATCCCCGTGGTTTAATGGGCAACAACTAGGAGTAACAAAAGCAAGAAAGGAAGAAGAAAAAATTGCACCCCAGTTTGATAGACTATCTGAGTATGTCAGTACCATGTGGAAAGAAATAAATGGATCACTTCCAGACTTTGCAGGTGATAAAACTATCAATACACCTAGTGGTATGTGGAGTAAAGCAAGAGCAGGTGAACTAGGTCTAGCAATTCATGCGATACCCAACAAACAGGTTCAGAAAAGAGTTATTCAAAACTTGTATGAAGCAGCGGCAGCAATAAGTTATGTCACTGGACTGAATAGAGAGGAGATGGAAATGGAGAAATCTTTAGGAATGGATCCTAGTGCTAGGAAAACAGAATTCAATGCAAGTGTCTATGTGAAGGTTTTCTAACTGTCCATTCTCATGTGTGATTCGACTTTGATGTGCTATAATAATGGTATAGACACAGAGGAAACCTTGCCCAACAAACACCTAGAGCACCTTGAGGATCTCATCTTCACTGGTCGCAAGGAAGCGTTGACTGCAGTTTGGTCTGCCCTAAACAAACCAGAATTGTCCGTCAAGTGGGACGGTGCTCCTGCTATTGTGTTTGGTACTAATCCTGCTAATGGCAAATTTTTCGTCGGAACCAAATCCGTTTTCAATAAAGTCAAGGTCAAGATCTGTTATACTCAGGAAGATATTGACCAATATTACAGCGGCTACGTTGCGGACATTCTCCGTCTATGCTTGCGTAATATTCCTCATATCTCTGGAATTGTCCAAGGGGACTTCATTGGTGTCGGCGGTGGTTCTGTTTACCGTCCTAATACTATTGAGTATCGGTTCGCTTCCAAGACTTGTCATAACGTTATCATTGCTCCACATACTTCTTACACAGAAGTATCTCCGTATGCTGATGCTCGCATTGGGGTTAGCTTGGTCTCTGCGCTTGGCGCTATGTTTCTAAACAAGACACATGCTAACGCTCGTGTCAGCAAAACACCTCTCTTCAACATGATTAGTTTTGCTTCTAGACTGGCAAGGTGTAAGATTCCTAGTGCAAAAGCACGTCCTCATATTTGTAAGCATGTCAATCAATTCATCCGTAATGGGTGGCAAATGACCCCAGAACTTTTGTACACTACGTTACCTGCTAAATATAAGGAAGAGGTCAACGTGACTACCTTTAAAGTGTGGCACATGATCTTCCAGTTGAAACAACAATTGCTTGATAACATAACTGTTGATGGTTCTGTGAAATGTTACATCAAGGGTGAACAATCCCAACATGAGGGATTTGTTACTGTTTCTGAAAACCCCTACAAAATTGTAGACAGACTGACATTTAGTAAAGCAAACTTCAATCTAGATAAAAATTGGACGAATGAAAAAATTTAGTGCTTTCCTATCTGAAGCCGAAAGATCTTTCGCAGCGAAATCTGCAGAGAAATTAAAACTTAAGCATATAGGTTACGGACGTTATGCAGATCCGAGAGGTAACGTCACCCATATGTCTAAGGATGGAAAACTAGTACCTATTACAAAAGATGACCAAAGACCCCAACAATCCGCAGGAGGAGAAGAAACTGCAAATGGCGAGGGTCAGGTCGATCAAGGCGCAATATCTATTACATTTGGAAGATTTAATCCACCTACTATTGGGCACGAGAAGCTTCTAGCAAAAGTAGCACAAGAGGCAAAATCCAGTGGAGGAGAGTATAGAATATACCCCTCAAGGTCGGAGGATCCTAAAAAGAATCCCCTCGACGCAGGGACTAAAATTAAATTTATGCGGCAATCTTATCCCGATCACGCGAATGCGATTGTTGATAATGATGACATGCGTACCATTTTTGACGTTCTTACCGCCCTCGATGCTGACGGGTATAGCAACGTTAATATTGTGGTGGGAGGTGACAGGGTTAGCGAGTTCAATAGTCTCGCAACGAAATACAATGGGGACTTATACACATTCGACGAAATCAAAGTGGTAAGTGCAGGTGGTCGTGATCCTGATGCTGAGGGTGTAGAGGGAATGTCTGCATCTAAACTTCGTAAAGCAGCATTAGAAGGTGACGAAGATACATTTTATAAAGGCATCAGTAAATCGCTTTCCAAGAAAGACAGAGAAGCGTTATTCTTAACTCTTCGTCAGTCTATGCAAGTCAAAGAAGAACTAGAGGATTTCGCAGAAGCATCATACTACCTGTATGAGATTGCTCCTAAGTTAGATTCTCAAGGTCTGAGGGAAGCATATTTTGACGGTCAAATTTTCAAACAGGGGACCTTCGTTGAAAACCTTAACACAGGGATCATTAGTAAGATTGTTAGTTGCGGTAGCAATTACGTCATCTCTATTGATGAGCATGATAATCTATTTCGGTCTTGGTTAAAAGACTTGGTAGAAAGAAACGATATCAAGTATTTTAATTTCACCCCTGCTGGTGAAATGGGTACTGATGAACTAGCAAACTATATGCGTAAACTTACTCCTGGTGAGTTCATTCGCAAGATAAATAAAAAGGACAAGGTTACTAAGTAAGATGAATCTAAACGAATTACCTGATATGTCTGATGCACTCA